CTGAATGTTTCCATTCAGAAAAGACTATCTCATAACCCTTAAAAAGGGTTGTTCGCGCTTCGAGCCGCTTGGCCCTACTTCCTTTCGGAATAGTCGTTGCACGTTCCTCTTACGAGGCTTCGCTCAAGATTGCCCTCGACTTGACGTTAGGGGTTCCCTTGAATTCACGAACTTTGCAAAACACTATTGCTAGTGAATGGCGCTACCATTTAACGCAAGAGCGGTTTTTCTTCCCGCCCAGTCAATCGCATCAGCCGTTCCTGAACTGATAATCGCTTTCCGCGAAATCTGACAATAATTCGTCAGTAAAGTTGGCTCGACCGGCGCGTTCGCGGAGGCGTCGTCGCCTTCGACCGCGCGGTTGCCAGACGTACCACCCGCAGGTGCTGAGAGAGCATCAGTCTGCCACTGAAACAGTGTGTTGCCGACTGAAGATTTACCCATTCCTGAAAGGAACGGAGTTTCCATAGGACTGATATTCGAGATCAAATCAGACAAGTCTTCTTTGATCCCAATAGCAGCAAGATCACCGTCACTGACGTTATACGACAGTCTGGTGTTTGTTGGTGCAGCCATTGCATTTTCTCCCTAAGAGAGTAATGCCTCGAAAGCGTTTGCAGCTTCTTTAATGCCGCCAGTACGCTTGAGGCGGTTGATTGAATCGTTGCGCTGCTTTTTCGTCACTTCACCTTTATCGACTCCCTTTCCAGGGCGAGCGACTTTGGGCTTGCCTTTGACCTTCTTCGACTTAACATCAGCCGCTTTCAGTTTGTCATATAGCATGGCTTTCCGAAGGGAAATAAAGTGTCGATGCTCGACAAGTCCGTCGATCTCCTGGTCGTTCCAACCTTGAGATCGTGCGTAGCTTGCCAATTGAGAGCCGAGTTCCTGGGCCTTTGCGGGATCACCGTATTCCGGTATCTTTTCCGCGAGCGCCGCTCGCTCAGTCTCAACCATTTTTTGATAGGCTTTCTGCTGTTCGGCCTGGTGTCGTTGCGCAACCATCGCTTGCTGCTGCTGCGTTTGCGCAATCTTCTGCTGGGCCATTTGCAGTTCCTGATTCTTTACTGACCATTCCACGGGGTCTTCGACTCGCAATCGTTCCATGTCTATGTTCTGAAACTTTTGCAGCTCGCCTGCGGAGGCCTGGAGCATCTGTTCGTAAACAGCATACATCTGTTGGCGTTCCTGCTGAATCGCTGCCTGCTCTTTAGAAATCTGTTGGGAGTTTTCTTCAAACTGGCGGCGTTGTTCTGCAAGTGCCTGGCTCTTTTGGGTAAAAGAGTCGGTGCGCGAATAACCGGCCTTGAGTTCGTCAAGGGTTTTCATTTGCGTTTCCCCGTTCACCGTGACGGCGTACAGTTCCGGCTCAGAATCCTCTTCGACCTCTTCTTCGGGTTCCGCTTCTTCGGAATCTTCCTCTTCGGCTTGCGCCTCTAATTCAGGTTCCGCTTCTTCGTCAGATTCATCAATCGACTCATCTTCGGACAATTTGGCTTCTGTGGTTTCCTGGGTGTCCGGTTGTTCCGGGTCAAGAAGTCCTAAAAATGCCTGTGCTGCATCATCAATCGAACCATCGTTCTCTGATGCAACTTCACCACTGCTAACATCAGCAGCCGGCGCTCTCGCGTTATCGGCCATGATCTACCTCTTTTTTTGTTAAGGGGCCAATCTGTGCGTTAGTTCGTCCATCTTGCCGGTGGTCACAATGGACTCGATATGACGGCGAACTTGTTGCAACAGTTGGATTGCGAGCCAGCAACTTTCTCTGGCATCGACTTCGGTTGAGCCGCTGTTCTCCCAGCGGGTTCTCAGTTCAGTTTCGAGGACATCAAATGCCTCGATAAATAATTCATTTTTAAGTAATAGCTCTGCTCTTTCGATCCTTGATGTATCACTCAAATCACGTTGCTCCTATTGCGACTGCTCTGTTTTGCTCTGACTCAAGTTGCAATTCGGCGGCTTTCAGTTGCGCATCGACTGCATCTTTCTGTGCTTCTTGCGCGAGTTTCTGACGCTTGAGTTCCAGCTCACCGGCTTTAATTTCAAGCTCCTGGTTCTTAAGCTGCATCTCGGCCTGCGCCATCTGCATTTGCGGATCGACGCCAGGGTCTTGAGGCGGCGGGATCGTGCTCGGGTCAGTGACGTAATCGTTCACGTTGATGAAGCCCTGCGCCCTGATCAACTGCGAAACAATGTTGTACAGGTTCTGCTCATTAAAGAGCTGCAAGCCGCCCGACATGGATTGCGTTGCAAACTGCAACATATTCGACAAGTGCGCGACCTGCTGGTCTTTGTTTCCGCTTCCCACGCCGACTGCGACCGTCGCGTCCATCTTGTCGTTCCACTGGTCCGGGCGTACATCGACCCAGGTGTTTCGCAGCTTCACGACCTGCTTTTTATTCTGGTTCAGTTGCAGCAGCGCATACATTGTTTCAAACAATTCTTTGACGCCGGTTTCTGCAAAGTTCCTGGCGACCAGTTCAAGCCGCGAATGGCTCGCGTTCATTACCTGGTTCACGGCCGTCGCAGTCGTGTGGCTCGTCAGCGCGTCCTTGTTGAGCCCCATCGATGTTTTCGATACGCCGGTACGCGACTCCCTCACCGAGTCCAGGTACTCAATCAGGCCGAACGTGTGCGCCTCGATGGGGTTATTTGGAAGTGGCTGAATAGCGCCCTGGGTCTTGGTGCGAATGATGCCGCCAACGCGCTGGCTGGTCAGGTCATCAATGTTCACCATGCCGTCCACGACAGCCACACGCGGCTGATTAGACAACCACATCGAGTCGAGCACGTTGCGCATGATGCTGGACTTGATACGCTGAAGCGGCATCGTCAGATCAGCAATCGACTGACCAATGACCTTGCCCGGAATCGGGATTGGGGTCAGCGTCACAAACGGAATGCGATCAACCTCATCGACCGACAAAATCTTCTTGCCGATCATGCAAACTTTCAGCAGCTCGCTTAGTCCATCGTTGTTGTAGTCGGCGCGGATGTAGCATTCATGCAGCCAATACGTCCAGGTGCTTTTGTCGTTGTTGTTTGTCCCGTCGTCGCCCCAGATGCCCACACCATAAGTGTCATCAAAAGAATACTTAGCCAGGCGCTGCGGGGACAGCTCGTCAATCTCACCGGCATCAGAAAGTTCGTCGGGATCAATCTTGAATCCCATCTCGCGCAGCTCGGTAACGGTCTTTTTGACTCGATGACAAACAAACGCGGATTCCTGAACCGAGCGCGATTCGCGAGCGATTAAAATCTCATCCGGCATCACGTTCTCAACGCGGATACGGCCGTCGCTGTTGGTACGCATAATCACGACATCATGCTCGACCATCGTCATGCCCATGATATCTTCGCTACTCTCGGTGTGTTCAACCACCTCAACATCTTCGTCCATGACCAACGCTTCAAACTCAACGTCGGTCATTCCGGCATACTCTTCGCGCTGTTTCTCTTCCGAGTAGTCGTACCAGACTTTTACCCAGCCGTTTTTGAGAAGCAGTGCATCGTGAAACCAGTCCAGCATGATTTTCCAACCGTGGTTTTCTTTTAGAAAAACATGGTTGATGTAATCAGTCGCCTGGGCAGCACTTGGAATATCTTCCTCCGTGACCGGGTTGAACGTCACCACGGTATCGCCGGAAGCAAACACACGCATCAGGCTTGGCTTCATCCATTCAATTGAGTCTTGGACCGTAGAGTCCACATAACTCGATCTGCCGACCTGCTCATTGCCGAATGGTTCGGCAAAGTAGTATTGCTGTGATTGCTCACGCTGCTCGCTGACAACGTCGCCGCCGTATCCTATCGAGGCTTCGATCTCTTGCTGGACCCGAGCTTGAAGCTCGGTTTCTGTCATCTTTTTTGTTTTAGCCATAAAAAAAGCCGCCATAAAGGCGGCTTCGGTTAAATGTTTGTTCGGACTACTACGCGAGAAGACCCTGTTTAGGGCTCACATCTTTTTGGAACTGCTCTGGAAGCATCGCTTCTTGCTCTGCACTTAAATTCT